ATGCATTTCCTTGCCTATAACTACGACGTGCGAGGACAACACCAGTCCAAGGTTCATTAGCGCGTAACACCAGCCGTATGGGTAGTATCCAAAACGGGCTGCGTCAGCACGTCTCCAGGCGTCCGCCATCCACAGAGCTCGGGTGACTGATATATCCCAGCCCGAAGCATCTGTGGAGACGCCGTTGTGTTCGCGGAGGTCCTTGCCTCCAAGCATGGCGTTGGGCTTGCCAGCGAAACCAGGGCCATCTCTCGACAGCATGTTACGCATCGCCCCACACACCTGCTTGTTCCCATCATCGTGGTGGCCCATGCCTGGGCACGAGCCGAAATAAGGAAACGACAGAGAGTGGGTCTCTCCAGCTTGAAACAACTCGATTTCGAGCTTATTCTGCATGTTGTGGAGAAAGCGCACCAAGATTTCCTGTGCAATACCTGCATTCCAGATAACTCGCAATCGGTCAGAGTCCACTTTCTTATTGAGGTGGATCTCATCCTTGCCGAAGAGCTCCTCAGGAGTCAGCAAGCCAGCCTTGAACATGTCCAGGGGAGAACATGTCTTGAGAAGGTCGTGGTTGGTAGCTGTGTTCAAGAGGATACGATAAACCACCGACAGTATGTTGTTGGGATTCTCCATCCACTGACTCTTAAGCTTCTCTCCAGTAACCTTATTCCAAGCTGTTCCTTTATGAACCTGGACACCCTTGAGGATTTCTTGCATGAACTCACCAAGGGTCTGGCCGCCTTCCCACACAGGGGCAGGGAAGCCGCGAGAATACTCCTGAAGATGTTTCTTGCAAAACTTTCGCTTGCGTCTGCTCTTCCGCCTCAGTTGTGCATTGTAGGACTTACGGATGGCCTCAGGACCGCGTGCGGCGCAAGCGCCAGCAGCACGATTCTCAACATCGTCCCAGCAAACATCAGCCCACTCAGCAAACCACCCATCTTTCAAGGCGTGGTAGTACCAGTCTTTAGATTTCTGGTTCACTGCGTAAGGAGTCAAGCCGATAAATCTGGCGGCAATCGGGTCTATAGGAGACGCAGGTTGCACGTTGCGTTCACGTGGCTCGTACTGAGTTTGCTTCCCAAGGATCAGCTTGAACGTCTCAGTATCCTGCAAGGACCCATCAAGGGTGCCAGCTACAGAAGACATAATTTGTCCAAACGTCTCCATGGTCATGCTCATGTAATTCCCGCCGTTCCAGTCAAGGAACTGCTTCAAGACAGACTCGAAGTGCTCGCGGGACTTCGCTGAAGCGGGCGGCATTGGTTTGCAGCCATCAGTCCGCTCATGATAATCTTCATCGTATAACGGAAGATGCTCTTGCGGAAATGGGACTGAGTCACTGCTGGTTATCCAATTCAACTCTCCAGGAGCGAATGCAGCGTCGCAGTCGGCAGGGGAGACAACCCTACCACCAGGAAGGTAAACTTCTGGTGGCCCTTGCGGGACTGTCAGTGGATAAAACCTCTGAAAGCCAGGGAAGCACCCGTCCAAGCCTATTTGTTTGTTGATGACTGAGTAGTCAGTGAACTCGGTCGCTGGACTAGACTCAACATCATGTGGAATCACTGAGTCGTTCGTGCCGAAGCACGGAGCGTGCAGTATCGCGCAATTCTCATGTTCCGGAATGGAAGGTAGTTTGGTGTTGCAGGCTTCAGCCTTACGCTTCCTCGCGTCAGCGACAGCATTCGCTGTCTCTGGCGACAACTCAGCACTAACTTTTGCCTTATACTCATCCC